GAACAGGTTACCGGTGCATCCAAGAAACGTACATCCGTTAAACCGGATGGGGTGGAGCGTAATGCTCACACTCAGTACGACTCTGAAATTGCCTTCGCGAACATACGAGCGACTGCCAATATTTGCCGCGTCAAGGACGACTCCCCCATCTCGTTGGGAGTTGTCAAAGGGCCAATACTGGAGGGAGTCCCGATAACTGTGCCAAGCAACACGGCAGGCGCAACGGCTCATGCCATGAAGAAGAGATGCGATCATGCCCCAACGACGCAGTCGATGGAGCATTTTGACAAGGGCCATGCTCTTCTTATGGAGAAGATACCTCAGCACGACATTATTCGTGTTGACGAAGCGTTGGTGAACAAGTATTTGTTGACTTGTTCACCCACCAAGGCCGAGCGCCTCCTTTCTGCCTACCGCAGTGGAGAGTGGAGTTATCAGGGAGACATTAAGCATGTGTTCGCGAAGCAGGAAGTGCTTCTCAAAGACCACGGGGCTCAGCCACGTATAGTCTATCAGGGTACAGATATGTACAATTTCCTGACAGGCTGCGTTGTGATGGAACTCCAACGTCGTATGAAAATATCTCTCAGCCATGAGAACCCCCTCAACACAGGCAATGTTGTCGTATTTGCATGCGGCAAGTCTGGTGAGGAGCTGGGAGATGTGATTCATGCGGCCCCGGGCGAGATTTTGGAAAGCGATTTTGCCAATAACGATGGGTCACAGAGTGTGGAATTTCGCCGTCGAGAGGCAATGTTCTATGCGAAGCATGGGGCTCCGGCATGGTTTGTGCGTGAGTTCGCTCGCAACACAAGTGTTCGTGTGTGGACTCGATATGGGATCGAGGCCACTGTCAATGGGCAGCGGTGGTCGGGTGAGACCACCACTACCACGGGGAACTCTTATGTTGGTAGTGTCCTGTTGCTAGCGTCTGCTTTGCTAGCCGGGATCAAAAAGAGCACGCATATACATGGCGGGGACGATTTCATGGGGCTCTACACGGATGGGGGGGTCAAGGATATGGAAGAAGCGATACAGGTCGTTGTGCCACAGGCTGGCATGGAGGCCAAGGTCGTTGTTCCCCCCACCCGCCATCATGGCACCTTCTACAGGAAGCGCTATGTGAGCGACAAGGTGAGAACTCGTCCCGTTCCCCAGTTTGGGCGCGTGCTTGCAAAGCTCAACTTGCGTGCTAACCAGAACACGCAAGTTGGGGATCGAGATTACATGGCTGGGAAGTATTACTCAGCCGCGTATGAGCACAGGTTCGTGCCCGGTTTGAAGGACTTGTTGTTGGAGACGGCTCAGCAAATGAGCGCGAAACCCCATTTCGACGTCCGTCTGACGA